AATATGATTCAATTTGATTTGGATAAAGCACTCGCGCGCGAAAATATCCTGAATGGATTACTAATTGCGCTTGCTGATATTGATAATGTGGTTGCTATCATTAAAGGTAGTGATAGTCCAGCAGAAGCTAAGAAAGCTCTGATAGCTAAATATCAATTCAATGAACCTCAGGTTGATGCAATTCTAGATATGAAGCTATCGCGCTTGTGCCGATTAGACGGTATTAAAATAAATGAAGAACTGGCAGAAATTACTAGATTTATTGGGTCGTGTAACCACCTATTAAATGAACCTACCGCTTTAGATGAAAAATTAATTGAAATACTAAATCTAGTATCTCAAAAATTTGGCGACGCTCGTAGAACCAAGATTGAGAATATTTTGGGCGATGAGGAAGAGCCTGAGGAAATCAAAGAGGAAGATGTAATCGTTTTTAAAAATGGAAGTTCCATTAAGGTAATTAAGAAGGAAGTAAGTAGAGGAAAACGTGGAGAAGCGTTATATACAACTAATCTTGGCTCTTTGATTCTATTTACCTCTGGCGGGAAAATGTATAGTGAATCGCTTAGTAAAATTAAGTATGATAAGGATACAAAGCTTGCAGATATATTCCCAATTGGCGCAGAAACACCACTTCTTCTAATTGATTCTCGTACTTTTAATGCGTTCCAATCAGCTACTTGTGTAACTAAACACGGCTTTATCAAGAAAAGTCATATTGCAGAATATTTAACTCGTACAAAGAAGGGTACGGCCGCAATTAAACTGGAAGAAGGCGATTCACTCATATCAGTAATCCTAAGTAGCGATGATGATGATGATAGAGTAGTAGTTATTGGAAATAATGATTACTATAATTGTTATCCTCTTTCCGAACTAAGTTACACTGGGCGCCTTACCAAGGGCGTGAAAGCTATTAAACTAGATACAGATGGATATGTAAAAGAAGCTAAGTGGGTAGGAGATTCTGAATATAAAAATACTGGACGCGCAGTAAAAGGAGTAAAGAATGGATAAGAAATATCTTGAACTGTTTAAAGAACTAACTCGTGCTACAGCTGTATCAGCTGAGCAGGTAATGGAGTATGATCGCGAAAAAGGCGATGATAAGGGAGTAGAAACAGCGCAATCAATGCGTGATGATTTTGAAGCCCTACACGAAAAAATTACTACGAACTTTGATGGTACCCTTACCAAGGGAGATTTCGCCAAGTTACTGGTGGGATGTTATGTAACACTTGGAACACTGCAAAGCCGCATGGATGCGCTTAAAAAGGCTATTGCAGGCTATCAGACTGACCTGATGCCAAAGCTAGATAAGATTCTGAAAGCTGAATCTGATGAAGAGGCAATGCGAATCGCCGATGAAGAGTTTATTATTAAGGACGAATAATATTTGACTTTTAGTCAAATTTATATTATAATATATGTATAGAAAAGGGAAAAACCCGAATAAAAAGGAGAAATGAAAAATGGCGACAGTTAATAGTGAACGTGTATTGAATTATCTAAAGGAACATTATGGTGAAGAACTAACAAAGGCTCAGATTAGTGACGCTCTGGATATTACAATTCCAGCGGTAACTGGTTCTGTTAATGCCCTAATTAAGAAGAAGTATGCAGTTACTACTCGTGAAGAAGTAGTGGAAGATGAACCTGCGACTGAAACTCGTAAGGCGAAGACTCATAAGGTACTATATCATACCCTAACTGAGGCTGGTTTGGCTTATGATCCAGTTGCTGAGGAAGCCAAGAAGGCCGCGAAGGATGAAGCCGCGAAGGCTGCTCGTGCCGCTGAAAGGGCTGCTAAGAAAGCCGCTAAGCAAGCCGCTAAGGAAGCCGCAAAAGAAGCTTAATAGTAAGAAATAAAATAAAAAGGAGAAAGTAAAATGAAAGATATTAATGTACAGGCAACAAATAAGATGAATCTAGTTGGTAAGCTAATGAATGTAGATTTTGGTGAGGGAAAGCTTTCCGATGGGCGCGAATATAAGCGTGCGACCGTCACTATTCGTGTTAATCAGCCCGTAGATGGGAAAGAGGAAATGAGCGAGATTCCAATTGGTTTCTTTGCAACTCCTTATACTAGCACAGGGAAGCAGAATCCAGCTTATAAATCTCTAATAGAACTTCGAGACCTAAAGACCGCACAGAATGTCGGTATTGACGCCGCTGATCAAGTGCGTATTACGAGCGGTGTGCTTTCTGAAAATAATTTTGTCTCTCGTAGCGGTAATCTCATCAATGGATTCCAGATTCGCGGTTCTTTCATCTCTTCCGCGAAGCTAAGTGATATTGCATCATTTACAACTGAAATCTTTATTATGGATATGCACGATGAAGTGGATAAGGAAGGCGATCCAACTGGTCGTCTAATTGTCCGGGGTGGTATCGTACAGTATGGCGGCAAGCTCGATGTTCTAGACTTTGTTGTAGAAGCTCCTGATAAGGTAGAATTTGTTTCCCGTAATTGGGAACCTAATACAACTCAGCTTGTTAAGGGTCGTGTTCGTGTTACTTCGCACGAAGTAAGTACCGGTGGTGGTACCGGTAGTTGGGGTGAAGACCTCCCTGATACTACGACCACCTATGTGCGCGAACTAGTTATTACTGGTGGCGAAGACACCGCAAAGGATGAAGATTTCAGCTACGATCCAGTTGAAATTAAAAAGGCATTCAATCAGCGTAAGGCTATGATTGAGCAGATGCAGATTGATGCTCGGTCTCGCACTAAGAACCAGGGTGGCAGTGGTTCTAATTCTGATGCTAAGAAGTATGAATGGGAGTAAGGCGTAAGCCTTACTTTCCTTTTCTTACTGAAAAGAGGTGAATAAAATGGCAGATATTGATATTTTTAGTTTGGAGCCCTCCAAGATTTCGCGTGACCTTAAAGGCAAGTTCTTGCTGATTTACGGCCAGCCTAAGACTGGTAAGTCCACGTTTGGTAGCCAGCTACCTCGTTCTCTATTCCTTAATTTTGAACAAGGAACTAATGCTCTAGCTGGTATTCGCGCGGTTCCTATTCTACGTTGGACTGATGCTAAGAAAGTTCTTACACAGCTACGCAAACCTCAGGCTAAGGAAATGTA